GCGACGTATGGTATGTTGACGCTGAGATTAAGAAATCATTACTAGCAGCGCAAACCAATGGCAAAGAGTTAACCGAAAAACTTGAAGGTAAAGGCGATTTAGGTGTATCAACTGGACTTTACTTTGAGAATAATCAAGTTGCTGGTACAAACTCATCAGGTCAGGAGTATAGCCGTGTAGCAATGGCGCAGAGCTTTAACCATTTAGCTGCTGTTGATAATCCCGCCGGTGGCAAAGGTACAACTGCTGTATTTAATAGCGGCAATACTTTTGCGTGCAACTTTTCAGACATTAAGTTAGCTAAAAATAAAAGCGAAGATAAGAGAAGCCTTCACATTAAAGCCTGGAATGCGGCTAGGAAAGCGATTGGGTTAAATGCTTTAAGTCACGATGATATTAGGCGAGAAATAAATGCAGCAATAAACCCAAGTTACCCAGAAACTCACAGCAAGTGGGTCGTTGAGGTTTATAATGATTACTTTGTATATGTTGATGACTCTGATGGTGGTGATTACTATCAGCTTAGTTACTCAGTAGTTGGCAGTGATGTAATTGTTAGCGGGGATGCTGAGAAAGTAGAAAAGAAATACGTTAAAGCGGGCAGCTTTGCTAACAATAATCAAACGGGTTACAATAACACTGATTTAAACACAAACCACGAGGCTCCTATTATGGATCGTACTGAAATGCTCGAAGCGCTAGGCTTAGCTACTAATAGCCAGGTCACAGACGATGAGCTTAAAACACTACTAAAAACTAAGCTTGCCGCAAACGCTAGCGAGGTTTTAGACGAAAGCACAGTGACTTCAATTGTTGAAAAAGCTGTTAACGCTGCTGTTAACGCTGCTGTTAAACCATTGCAAGACCAGCTCACAGCCAATGCAGATAAAGAGCTTAACGAAGTTGCTGAGCAAGTCGCAGCGCTTAATAAAGGCTTAGATGCAGAAGACGCTAAAGCATTAGGCTTAACTAAAGCTAAAGCATTCTTAACTGCCAACTCTGCTGAATACGTTGCGGGCGGCTACACAGCTCCACGCGGTCGTGCTTCACAAGTAAATGCTGATAAAGCAGATGCAGAAGCTTGGAATTCAATTGATTTAAATGCTGGCTTAGGGGAGTAATCACATGGCTAACGTAATCTATCGCGGCCCAGTTGAGCGCGAAGCTGAAACGCTAAATCTACCAGTTACCGGCGCTTACTTGCCTGGTACTTTTGTAACTAAAGCTGCAACAGGTAAAGTTGTTAAAGCTACATCTGGCACTGGTCGCTTGTTGCTATTATCTAACCCTCGCTATTTAGAGCGTGATATTGATACTGCTTATGCTGCTGATGAGACAGGCATTCAATACCGTATCGAGCCAGAGCAAGAATACTATGCGCGCGCTGTAATCGGTAACTATGCAGACCAAGCCGAATTAGCTGTTAATGCTGACGGTGTACTTGCTGCTGCTGTTGCTGGTGATGCTGTTGTTGCATTTGTTGATGGTGCTATTAACTTAGTCACTGCTGGCTTCATGGATGTAGTTATTGCATCTCGATACATCAAAGCTTAAATAGGAGCTAACAAAGATGAAATCAAACAAGATTATTACAGCTAACGGCTCTAGCACTATTAAGCCGATTGGCTACACTAAAGAGCAACAAGCTCTTATGCTTAATCACATTCAGGCATGGAACAAAAACGAAAAGCGTTTAGGTGATCGAATTGGTGTTGATGCCGATGCTGGTTTTGGTGTTGAAACAAACCCATTCGTTGGTAATGCTGCAACCGTGCCACATGATGCTTTTGCTCAGTTTGCTGCTGGCGGTATCGATATTAAGCGCTCAATGCTTGGTATCTTTGACGACTTAGCAAGCGCAGTTACTCGTTCGGTTGACATTGGCGTGATTGTTGACTACTACGCTAAATATAGTGACAACTCTAGTGATGTTAACGTTACTTTAGATGGTCGCGGTAAAGCCAAAACAGACCAAAACACTATCGTTTACGCTGGTACTGCAATCCCAGTAATTGACAACAACGTTTCGTACGGCTGGCGTCAAATGCAAACTCTTATGCGTGGCAACGGTGGCGGCTTAATGCGCGACAATGCAATGCGTAATAAGAATCGTCATATCCTTGAGACGCGTGAAAACATGGCGCTTTACGGATTTGAAGATATTAACGTTGGTGGCTCTACTGTTTACGGCATGCTAACGCACCCAGACCGTAACACGCTTACGCACGGCATTACTATTCAGCAATCTACGCCAAAAGAAATTAAGGCCGCTGTTGTTGGTACTCTTAAAGCTTGTCACGCTGATAACTTTAAGTCTGGCTTTACTGTATACATGAACTGGGATGATTGGTTCTACATTGCATCAGAACAAGACGCACTAGCAGTGGGTACACCAACCGCTACAGGCGCTTTACGCAAAACAGTTGAGCAAGAGTTGTTACAATTGCCAGGTGTTGACCGTATCGTTGCAAGTGACAGCGTACCAGTAGATACAATCATTGCACTTGTGCGTGACAGTGAGTGTGTTGAAATCCTTGATGCTATGCCGCTTACTCAAATCTTACAATTCCGTGCTAATACTACGGATGAGTTTGCATTTAAGAACATGTGTGCGCAGTCTATACAGCTTAAGTCAGACTTCCAGAAGCAAATGGGTCTAGCTGTTGGCTCTAAAGCTTAAGGGGTAAATGATGGCTAAAGTTAAAAAGTTATACGTCGGTAAGAGTTGCGAGCAGTACAAAAACGGCGAAGTGATCGAAGTTGAGCTATCGAAAGATGGCGACTTACCAGCTTCACTGGTTGGTCGTGTACGCGATGCGGTTGAAGGTACTAGCTCTGAAAGTGATGCATTATCGAAAGAAAACGCCGAGCTAAAGAAAGAAGTTGCCGAACTTAAAAAGCAGTTAGCTGCTAAAAAGTAATCTAACTTGCTAATGAAAAGCCCTGCAATTATGCGGGGCTTTTTTGTGGGTATTGCTCTTTTATATTGTCAATAAACATGCGAATACTATCATCTGGCATGCTTGAGTGAGTGCCGGTAATGTAATCATCAGTAAAAACCATAAGCTGGTCTGTTTTGTAATCGTACATGCGTATTTCATATTCAGCCGCAACGCCTACGCTATCTAAATACGCCATTGCTTCATTAGCTGCTTGCTGTAATTCCATCAATCTTCCCCTAAAGCTATTTCGAGTATTTCGTGCATTGGCTTCATCGTATGCAGCGTGCTTATATGAGGGTCACAAACTACCCATTCATTAGCTTTAACAAAGAATGCATACCAAAGGTTGTTGTACTTATTGAAAAACCTACCAGCATGAGTTGAATAAAACTGAGCCACACCTACAGGCTCGCGCTCAATTATTTCAATTGCTTGTTGTTTGTTCATTTTAAATTCTCACCTGTCATACCTAAAGCTTTTGCCATTGCTGCAACGTCTTCTTCGCATATGTAAAATTCACCCTCAATTTCACTTGTCTGCATTTTCAACCTATCACCCTCAACGCTAGCGCGAAATAATCCTTCATCGCTGAACTTGTATGACTCAAAGTCAAAAGGCTTTTCATAATCTCTAGTAACTACGACATCAGCAAAGTCATAATCTCTAGTAACTACGACATCAGCAAAGTCATAAGCCTCAAAGCTCCCGTTAATGTATTTTACCCTAATAGCCGCGCTAATTCCGCCACGAAAGTCTCTGACAGAGTTCACACTCAAGCTTTCAACTTGCTCGCCAATGTCCTCACCACGCAAAAATACTTTGAAACCTTCCATAAATAAACCCTCTAATTAATTTAACCTAACTGTAGTTGATTAATTATAATAAAGCAAGGTGTTTTTATATGGCGTATAATTAAGCTATAAACTTTTATGGGAGTCATGATGGGAATTAAAAGTGCTAGGGGGTTCTATGTCTGAATGCTCAGTGGGTAATATGACAGGTAGGAATTTAGTTGTTGAGTTTGCCGCTGGGTGTGGGGACTTGGTTTTAGCTACAGCGCCATTTAAGGTGTTTGGCTCTATAAACACAAAGCAGTTGGATTTTACCGGCAGTACAACAGACAATAACAGCGACCTGTCTGAGGGTGTAATGTCTCAGCTAGTAACAACACTATCAGCAGAGTTAACGGTAAGTGGGTGGGCAGATAAGCAAGATACAGCGCTTGTTTCAAATCAGCTCGAGCTTACTCAATACTTTATTAATGAGGTGCTTAACGGGAGGCAGCCATCTGGCTGGTTGCATGTGTACGCAGTTGGCTATGCTATTGAGTATTATGTTTTCGTTAATATTACTCAAGGCCCTGGTCTTGGCGGCGGCACAAATGATACGGTTACTTTTTCTATGACTTTCAGCTCAACAGCGACAGGATTTAATGGCGTTGATGCAATTCAAATTGTCGATGCAGCAAATCCGCCTGAGCCAGATTTGGGTCAATTCTCATTCTTAGAACAATTTACTATGGGTTAATATAATGGCTAACAAAGTTAAATTTACATTGCAAAACGCACCAGTTGGGTTATCCAGTATCAATGCGGTTGTGACAAATAAAGAGCAGGACACGCTTTTGTGGTCTGGCGTACATGCTACGACTGGCGGAGCTGTGGAATTAGATATCGGAACCGCTGGCACTGACGGTCAGAATGTTTGGGTGTATGGTAATAACGCAGGCGCGGGTACTGAGTCTACAGCCAATGCATTTGGCGGCTATAGTGTTATTGAGGGGTCTGCGCCTGCTTTGCCATCTTTTGATTATGATGCTGTTGCCTTTGTTGGTGACTCAATTACAAATCAATCGGCAGAGTCGAGGGAAGATAAGCTTGCTTTGGCTTTTGAACAAGCTGGCTTTAACCCTGTTATTGAAGTTTACGGTAGCGGTATTTCAGGGCATACCACAAAAACGTTCACTGAAAAATTCCTAGGTCAAGTTGCGCCAACAACATCAAGCCGAACCCTTTCAGATTACGAAACGCTACTGGCTGGTAAAAAGGTATTATTCATAGATGTATTACGAACCAATGATTGGAAAGAAGTTTGTGTAAATTCCGTCGATTACGCAGTGCAAAAAGCTGAATGTGAAACTTGGACTGCGACACTCGCTAACGCTATTAAAAACTCTAGTTTAGATGCTGACTATGCGATTGCAAGTCAGCCGTATAATGATTGGCGAAACATTAACGTAAGAGGCTCACAAGGTTTCGATATTATAGACGGCAGTGCAGCTCAATACGACCAGACAGTAGCATGGCAATCAGAGGTTGTTGATGCTCTTTGCCAGCAACACTCACCGGATTGGTTTGCTAATGGACGTTGTTTCTTTGATTTCTTCACCGAAACTAGAAACTACTTTAGGTATTGGTTTGGCTCTGATAACGATTCTATACATCCAGATGTAAACACATCAGAGTTATACCGTACATATTTCGCTAACAGATGTTTTGCAGCGTCTGAATCTAATGTTTCAGATATATCAGTTGATGAGCTGTACAGCTACCCAGAGGAAATTAGTTTAGCGATCGGCGAGGAGTGTCTGTTTGACTTCTCTAGGGTTTATGACACCCACGTTGCTGAACAGCAGGGCTACCTTAAAAATTCAAACATTAACATAATATCACTCGCCGATTTAAGAGAAACTACAGTTAAAAAATCTGATGGTTCACTTGTGGGTAATAGATCTTACATGGTGACTTCTGGTATAAATACACGAACGACATCAGGTAGTGGTAACGCGGGGAATGAAACTGTATCCTTGCAAAATCATTATCTATTGAAGAGTGCGTCTTACGTCAACACTGGTGAGACTATGAATATTAATATTTCAGGTCTTACGGCTGGTACTG